TTTAATTCATTAACTTATAAGATCATTATAGTCCGATAAGTTCAGTTCTGTCAAACATTTATTTCAATTATTTCTAAATTAGTCTGATCTTGCAATAATCACATTTACAATATTTGTTTCCCAGTTTTGGGTTCCACTAATATTCTCGACAAAAACCTCGATAAAGTCATCTTTAGCTAATGTAACTATGGCAGCTGTTGTGACCGTACCATTGTTCCCTGAATGGTATTCGCGGGTGATCTTTGATGCAGTAATTATTGTACCAGTCTTACCTAAATAGTGGTTAAAGTTTCTGTTAGTTCCAGACTGAGCTGTGCCATTAATTACAGCTCTTATATGGAACTCTGCTGAGTCTTCACCTTTATATGTGAATCGGCCTCCAGTTGTCATCTCAAATTGATCTAACTGTTCCTCTAACCAATTTGTTGAGCCTGACATAACTTTAGGATTACCAATATTACCATCCCCTGTGCCAATAGTTGTTAGTGTTATAGTGTGGTTATACCCTTGGGCATTCTTTGATGTATCACCTATACCAGCATTACCTTGCATAGTCCATTGTGTGTCTTGTGTAGTAATATTATTAAGGTAAGTTCCTGCACCTTCAAAGATACAACCTTCGATAAGTCCTCGACCTCCTGCATTTAGATTACCATTATCTACAGCTCCATCAATAGCTGTAACACCACCTAAGACATTAAATCTGTTACCAGATAGAACCTGCACACGATCAAACGTAGCACCATTCAAATCTAACATTGTTCCTGCTACACCATCACTCCAATATGAGTTTGTCATATCGAATGCTTCAATATCACCTGTGAAAGTTAATCCACCTGTGGTTGCACCAACAACAGAGAAGCTTCTGAATACTATTGTACGCCAGTCATGAATCGTACCTACAGAATCACAAGACACAATATATGAATTTGTATACACAGCTGTTTCTGATGTTGTACCTGATAAATCAAACACTTGAGCTAACGAAGCTATAATGCCTATCTCTTCAATCTTGTGTTGAGATGTTGCAGTAAATAGAGTGTCTGTTCCTGTATAAGTGATAAAATCTGTGAAACGGTTTGATCCTATGATGGCTGAACCTATGCCGAATGAAATACGATCACCACCTATATTAATGTTTCCTGAGATTAAATAAGTCTCACCGTCTAATAGGTTGATCACATTAGATACATCTGGATCAGGGAAATCTGACTTAGCATTTACGATAGTGACTTTAGCAGGATCAGTTCCACCACCACCACCACCTTCGGCTGCTGCTATAATTGACGCTACAGATGCTCTCGCACCAGTCTGCCTTTCAATTAGGGTTGTGCCCCAAATGTTATCTGTATTACTCATAGCATTCCTATGTAATCATGTTAATCTCTTTCATATAAACTCAATAAGCATATACGAAAAAGGGGAGTCCATCAGGACTCCCTCTTTTAGACTTTCGTCTGAACTAAGTCTTAAGTGTTAGTACATAGTACCACTAACTCAGGACGTTTGTTCATTGTCAGGAAGTTACTCTCTGACATTACTTCGATCTGACTCGAAGCACGATCTTCGTAAGTCCACATGTAACGTTCGCTACCTGTTGAACCTAGTTCATCGAAACGATAAGCTGGAGCGTAGTACTCTACGAATCCGTTACCACCGCTTGGAACAGCCCAAGCTTGACCACCAGTAACTTCAGGGAACATTGCTGTGCCATCTGGAAGTTTACCACGGTACTCGATGAATGTTACATCTTGCCATTCGAAGATGCGGTACATACCGTTACGTAACGAGTTACGTAGAGGCTCTTGGGTAGAGCTGTAGTATGTGTATGCCGCTTCAACCTGTGCGTTAGAGATTAACGCTGAGAAGAAGTTTGGAGTACAGTAGAACGTAATGTTCTCAAGTACACCACCAGCTTTCCATTGATCTTGAATGTGTGCAACAACTTCTTGGATATTTTCACGCTGGTCAGAAGCACCTGCGAAATCGAAGTTTTTGTTTTGTTGTGTTTTACCGAACTCACCGTACCAAGTAGTACCAGTATCAATTGTTCCGTTAGGAGCAAACTTGTTACCTTGGATTGCTTGACATTTAGCGTACTCTTGAGTGATGTCGTAAGAGCCGTTAAGCATCTCCATCTTGCCCATCAACACGTTGTCTTTGGTTTCTTGCTGATCAGGTGTACCGATCTTACGCTTCTGCCAAACGTCTCCAACAGTCACAGTGTCATCCAATGTGAAGTGAGGAATGCTGAATGAGTACATTTCGGTTTTCTTGTTACCACTGAACTGTGAACGCTCAGCCCAAGGAGTATCCTCAAGCAATGCTACAGTGCCGTAACTTTTATCGAATGTAATTGTGTTAGAGCCAACTGACTCTGTTGTGAACAACCCAGACTGGCTTATCAAACCCCACTTGTTAGGGATGATGTTCATCTCCGCAGTGTAGTCTGTAAGGGTATAAGCGTTATCAAACTTATGTGTAATACTCATGTTTAATTATATCCTTTAAACTATTAAGTGATTGGAGTTACGTCAGAGTAAGTTCCGTCGAATGGAGCGAAAGAATCTACTGGCATTACGCCAACCATGTTATTCTGGATAACATTTGTGATGTTCGCTGTTGATGCTGCTGTAGCAGTACCTGTGTAGTTGATGTACGGCAAGCGTACAATAGCTGCACCACGTACTAAAAGCACGATGTCTTGTGTAGCGTCTGCAACTGTGAATGCTTCGTCTGTAGCAAGACCTAACTTACCATGACCAATCATAATACCAACTTCAACGTGTGTGTCAGCTGTTGGTGCAAATGCTGTAGCAGCGTCTGCAAGGTCTGCAACTGGTACAGGTGCCCATGCGCCATAAACTGTTAGTGAGGCTGACTCATCAACTGTACGTGCGAAAAGAGTACCAAGTCCAACACCAGCAATAAGCGGGTCATTGTCGAACGTAGCATTAACACGACAGTAGCCGTATTCTTTCAACTCTTCATAAGCAAGAATTTCGCTTTGAATGTTTGTTTGTGTAGCTGTAGGGTTAGCCATTAGTCTTTATCTCCTAAGTCATACTTAGCCATAATTTTATCTTGTAGGCTTGAAGACTTTTCCAGAACTACGTCTGTTTCAGTATCTACACCTTGTGTCTCACCTAACGCAGTCAATGCAGCTTGTGCTTTGTCTAACATTGTAACAACATCTTCGTTGTCCAATAGGATAAGTGTTTTAGCAAATTCTTCCGCTTCATCTTCTGTTACGAATGAATAAGTTTGTACTTTGTTTAAGAAAGCTTTTTCAAGACGTTCTTGAGCTGCTTTTTCAAGCTTGTCTGCACGTGCTGTTAGAGCGTCTTCACGGTCTTTAGCATCTGCTGCGGCTTTCTCTAGCTTCTCAACTTTTGCTGCTAAATCAATAGCGTCTTGGTTAGCTTTTTCAAGTTTCTCTTGGTCTGTCAAAGACATGAGGTCTCCTTGGGGTTCTAGTTTATTTTCTGAGGGTATTTGAGATTTATCAATCTCTTCTTTCACATCTGGGTCGCCCTCAGATAATGAATCTTTTTCTAAGTCTTCAAATGACTTAATAAATTCGTTTAGCTTTGCAATATCTTCATCGACATATTGAGAAGCTTCTCCACACAGAGTAGCAGCCTCAAGCAGCGTAATGCCTTCAATCTTCTCTTCAATCCATTCAGTGACTTCCATACCATCACCTTCATATCCAAGGATACGTGCAAGTGCATCGGCATCATCGTAATACATACCCATCCATTTACGTAAGAATGTAAACATTGTTGTATCTATCTGAACTTCTGAAGTAGCCTTGATGAACTCTAGGTCACTTATAGCTTCGTCTGGTATAGCTTCATCATCCGATTTAATAAGTAGAGCCTCTGGCCTACCGTTAGCTCCATAACCTTGCGCTTTATGACATACAGCCATGTGAGCACCTTTATGGTCGAATGTGATACTTGTAATTTCGTCTTCTGGCTTTAAGCTCATATTAATTCCTTGTTCCTAACGCACCAAAGCTTACGCCTGATACAGTTTCTTGTAAGAACATGTCCCATAGAACATCGTTATTAAACTTAACCTTGACCAGCCAAGTACCTTCTATAACTTCCGTCTCACCAATTATGCAGTCTGTTGGTGCTACCCAACTCTTCTGAATCGTAAATGAATCAGTAGCTTCAATGTTCCCATCGTCATCACGACTGTGGAAGAGATTAGCAACAACATTGCCTTTCTCTAAATTCTCATTGAAGTTCCTACAAGCCTTTTCAATAGTGTTAGCAGAAGCCCAATCACCATGGGCATCCTGTTTATTAGGCTCGTAATAGATGAACGTCACTTCTCGTTTCAGTTCATCTGCACTCTTGATAATTGGGATTGCGTTTTTATTTGAATCTGTCATTATCCTGTGTTCTCGTTGTTGTCATCACCACTTGTCTGCGAACCACCTGTACCAGATGTCCCATCACCCTTTCCTGCATTAGATGCATTGTCAGGTTTAAAGTCTTCTGGTATCTGATCGTCATACGTAGCTTCTGGAAGGTTAGCTGCTTTACGCAATGCTGCTTCAAGATTCTTACCAGCTGTAATACCACCCGCTGTAAGAGTACGTTGCATGTATTTACCAAGTTCGTCTAAATCACGTGGAGCGATATCACCATACGTAAGACGTGGCATGTCCTCTTCTTCTAACAACCAACCATTAGCTGCAAGTGTCTGAGGGATTAAATCAACATTAATTTGTTGAGTAATAATGTCAAGATTATGCTGTACACCAAAGGCAAGCATGTTATTCATGTTATCAGATAATGCGAATGAACCTGTAGAATCCTGACCGAGCTTCAACATCGCTGCTGAGTAAACAGTTAATATTTCGTTCTGGTATTGGGTTATAATTTCCCCAGTATCATATTGCTTACCACCACCTTGAATACCAACCAGTTCAAAAGTATATAACTCTTTACCGTTGTCAGTGTAATCAATTGGCTTAATAGCATAAGTACTATCACCAGCATGTAATGCCGATGCTTGAGCTTTCAGTGTGTCTAACGTTACTGCTGCTGCACCTGTTGGGTCAGCGGCTGCTTCGATAAGTTTCTCAACTGGATAACCAATAACTGGTATTCCACCTAAGTCTTTAGCAACACCAATCGCTTGATATTCTCTAACTAGCTGTAGATATTTCCACGCTTGCCATGCACCATCTAAAGGAGATTTTCCTTGTGGGTTGTTCTTCTGTGGGTCAAATCTAAAAAGAAGAATCTTACTGCGGTCAATTTTGCGTTCAGGTTTGAACTCTGTAGTTCCATACCTTTCAACATCCATCGCCTGACTCTGCTGGTACACTCCTGTTAGCTTGTCTGGGTCATTCTTATCCCAAGCCCAACGCTTAACAGTATGCTGTGACCTTTGTGCAAGAGCTTTCCACTTTAGTCTACCTTTGTACTTTCCGTTCTTTACAGTAGTCCATAACTTCTCAGCTATACTGAAACCATAAATACGGTATGTTCCGATTCCTGAAATGAATTGTTGCCAAGTCTGATCTTCCATATTAGTCATACAGTAGTTCAGGTACTCAGTAGCCGCTATAGACTCCGCTGAAGCGTTCTCAGGAGCTTTAAATTCAAACTCAGCTCTCGCTATCATCATATTGTAGAAGTTGTTAACAGCCGCTACAGTTGGGTCGAGACTCATCGCTTGATACGTGTGTATCGAGTGAGGCCACTTTAACTCTGCGTTACAATGTTCGTTAATAGCTCCATTGGTAGTCCTGAGACCATCAATACCTTGCGAGCCTAACATCATACGTGACACACCAACATCAACAGAAGCTTTCTTCTCTAACGATAATGTTTCACGTGGAACATTCCTACTTTTTTTAATAGTAACAGGAACTTCCTTTGCAACTAACTTTTGCTTACGTTTTCTTGCCATTAGAATAAAGTCTTCTTAAAGGATGATAATAATGAGCCACCTTTGCCAGTAGGAGTACCAGTAGGGATTGTGAAATCCTTAATAGTCTTCATACGAGAGATATAATTGAATGCTGACGCAGTTGCATCAGGCCAATCGTCCTTTCTCGATACTGTAGATGGTTGACCGTCAAACGCTTCCAATTCTTTCATGAATGCGTCATACGTGGCTTTGTTTGGGAATGAACTACGAACAACTCTAACCAATCCATTCTGACAAGCAGATGCGAATGGTTCAAATCTCACTAACTTACTCTTGTTGTTAGGCATAGGGTCTTTCTTGACCACCATTCCCTCACAGGTTAGCTTCTGAGACGAGCTTTCAAATTCTGTTTTTCCTGATGCTGACGGGTCGACAGCAAAGACTACGTGGCAATCTGTGCCATCATGTTGAGCCTGTCTCTTTATTAAGAGGTCTCTTTCACCTGAACGGAGTCTGAAACGTCCAGAAATATCTTTATCGTTATCTTTTGGGTCTTTGATTGAATCATGTACATCGAATACAAGATAGTAAAGACCTTCGAACATATAAATCCTTGGACTACAAGCTGTGTAATCTGGATTCTTGTTAAGTTCGCTTGGCTGGGTTGCAGCCTTGTCCCATGCTCGGCAACATTTAGCCTTGTTAGGATATGTATCAACTTCTACTAACCAATCTCGTTGGAAGTAGTTAGCACCAGTAGGCCTTGCATACCACGAACCGTAATATTGTCTAAGCTTCTCATGCTCTGGGAGAGATAATAGTTCAGACTTATATACAGGGTTAGCCTTAACAAGTGCTGGGTTATCATCAATATTAGCAGCTATGAATGCAAATGTCTTAGGTCGAACAAAATCAACCTTACCAGTTTTAGTGTTTTCTATATAAACTAGCTCTGGGTACTTCTCAACTAATTCTTCTGATGTATCTGCAAAAACAAAGTCACCACCAACTGTTAGGTAATGTCTTATTGTTCCGCTTCTTTCTGGGTTTGGTATCCCATCATCATCCAGATACCACTCTACAAGGTCTAACACCCATGAGTCAGGATTCGGGTTACAAGTACCAACCATATACGAATCGTTTTGTGCTTCAGAACGTAGACAAGTTTGTAAGAATATAACCTGTTCTTTACTGAAGTGATCGATCTCATCGAAACCTACAAATGAATACTGTAGTCCACGATGTCTTTCTTTGTCAGCTTCCGTATACATGTGCTTCATTTGAAGAACTGCTTTAGAAGGAAACTTCCATCTTAAATTTGATAGATTTGGATGTGCTCCAAACTGGGGATACATTGATGTCGCTGTATCCCATAAGCCACCAGCACCCATGATCTCGTCATGTTGTCTACGAAAGAAGATACCACGAAACTTCGGGTCTTCAATGTGCTTAAGTGGCAACATGTTTAGTAAGTAACTTTTACCTGCTCCCCTCGCCCCACCGTAGATCAAAAAATCTACAGCTATGTTGCAAGCTTGTTTTTGCTTTCCTGCTTGTGGTTCAATAATTATCTGTTCTGACATAGACCCCTCCAGTCTGAAGATAGGGTACTATTTTAGTTTATAACCTCGTCTCACTATTTCTCTAGACAGGTAATACCTATATAACACTTTTCATTAACTGTGTTAACTATCTTGTACATAAAATACATCTGACTTCTCCCATATAAGGAGATGCCCAACCTAACCAGCCGATATTCAAATCAACTTTATGTTAGGAATTATGGTTCATCAAATTCTCTCCAGAATTAAAAAGGGAAACATATCAGCTGGAGGGCGTACCGATATATTTGCTTACAATCACCTGAAAGGTGAGAGTCCCTTAACCGAATGCTCTAGCAATCGTCAGGAGTATTGCACCCCTTGGCAGTGGAACTGTTTTAGTTATTCGAATCTATTGAGATTTGAACACTGCTAATTTGGGTTTATTAGAGCCTGCGCTATCCACACTACTTGAGTTGTGCTTCTTTCGCAATTCTTCATTAATATGTGCTAACACTTTATCTGGCTCACGAAGATTACTCTTCCACAAGTTGAATTGATCTTTAAGTGCGCTGTATTGTTGTGATGTTATATCGTACTTAGGTTCACTTCTGCCCTTCGAGTAACCTATCATGATATCGTAGATTTCTGGAATCTCATCATTGAGACCTTCGATGATATCAAGAAACTTATCAATACCGTTATCATAAGCAGACTGTGCGCGATTAACTTTACGTGCATCTCTTGAAATACCTGCCATGCTTGGTTACCTGTAATAAGTTTATACTATCTATACTAACAGTTTAAGGCATTCTTCATATTTTGTCAAGCACTAATTATAATTAATTATTAATCAGCTGTATGTCCCAGCTCTACTGACAATGGACTACCATCGAATTGGATATTAGTTAGTGTCTGGTGATCATACTCTTTATCACTGGCATGATATTTTTTAGTTGATTGGTTGCGACATTCTGAGCAATAATCCCAATCTTTAGCTTTACGCAAAAGATCACCTTCTGAGAGTTCTATGTTGCAGGCTCTGCATCTACTCATGCTGAGTTTTCCTGTTAGTTGTTGGACATAAAAAAGCCCAGTGCGGAACTGGGCAAAACAAATACACTTAACACAAGGATTCCTCAACCCTTATAAGATCAACTATAGACCAGTTTTCGTAGTCTGTCAATAGGGTAAGGCAAAATAAATGAAATTATTTAATAGGAGAGTAGGAGTTGTGGATATGATGGATAAGTGCGATAGATAGTTACTAACCTGAGAGAGCATGCTGCACTTACCCACATAACACACAAAATATAATCTGTGGATATGTGCATAAGTCGCATAGATCAGTCTAAACCCAATCAGTCCTTAATAAGACTTTTACACATATCACACAGACACCAGTATTGCTTCGCAATCTGTATGAATATATATCTGTATGATTGTATTGGGTTTTTATATTACCAGAGGGTGAATTGGGGGAATTTAAGGTAAAAGAATCCCAACCCCAATTAAGGAGTTAATAAGACCTTTTACCTTAGTACGCTTACCAGCTTGGAGCCATCGGTACGAACCATCGGTAGCTAATAACTATCAAAGTTGTATTAGCTCGACCACCTTCCTCGCTTTGACGAGTCCAACCGCTGTTTGGTCTTTAGAATTCAGTTGCCCCATCGGTATTCTTCTTGGGCTTACACTTAAGTCGGTGAGTGATTGGCGTTATAATTAACCTTCGACATGTCTCTCTTAAGCGTCTTGCTAATGGTCAACTGCTCGGAGAAGTTGAATTAAGTAATGCTTGCCACTACCCATATACGATCAATATTAAACGAACTTGCTACTTATGTCAAGGAGTGATAAGAAAACATTCTTTTAGTTTATTTTATCGTTAGGTTTGACATCAACTATTTGGTGTGCAATACTCCATCTCAAATCATAACAAGGAGAATTTTATGGAGTTGATCGAAGGGGTTCATGGTACAGACCGTACAAAGGGTCTTGCTGCCAGTGAACAGTTGGGCTGTATTCCAAAGGACTATCGTGCAGAGCACTGTAAGACTGTGGAGGAGTATCGGCTGTGGAGGTTCAGTTCAAACTATCAGACATCATCTGGTGGGGATGCTGACGTGTATAACCAATGTGGAATAGAGGTGGAACATGAAAATGAATGTAGTATTTAATCAAAAGCTTGACACTGTTCAAGAATCGGACAATAATGATCTTATGATAACAACACAGAGAAATATTAATGACTGATTCCAATGAGAGAGATCATACGATTTATCGTACCATTTCCTTCAGTGATTTGGAGAGTGTAGGTTACAAGGTTGAGATTGAACGTGAGGGCGACAAGATCAAGGTAGGCAAAGTAACGAAGCATGGTGGGCGCATCGAGAAGAAGGAGCTGTTTGAGGCTATTAAATTCTTAGGTGTTAAATTAAATAACAAATTATCTATTGAAGAGAAATGTGATCATACAACTTTACAAGGCAATCGAGTAACAAATTTTCGCATTGTTGGTGAAGAACGTAGTGATCGTAAGTGGATTACATCTGGTTTTGCCAGTGATGAAGCTAAGATGAACTCTTCCAGAATGGGTGGTATGGTTGATGAACTGTCACGATTGAGTGGTGGAGGAGGTATGTTCCATGGGTAGAAAAACGAGTATGACAGAGAAGGATATGTTTTACATAGCTGAAGCACGTCTGACTTACAAGAAGCCAATAGCTGTTATCTCAAGAGAGACAGGCTATCCAAGGCAAACTATAGGTGACTTCATAGATCGTGTTAGATCAGGTCACGATGCGTTCTGGACTATCTGGGACAACATGGATGAAGCTGCTATTGAAACAGGTAAGCCTAAGCATGAGTTGAATATTTTGATTTATGATATTGAGACTTCTCCAATGCTTGGATATTTCTGGGGATTGTTTAAGCAGAACATCGGAATCAATATGATCAAAGAAGATTGGTTCGTAATGACTTGGGCAGCTAAGTGGTTTGGTGAGGACAAGATTTATCATGACTCATGTTGGAATCATGGCTTCGACCCAGACAATAAAGAAGGTTGCGATAGAGAGGTCATACAAAGCCTCTGGGACATGTTTGAGAAAGCTGACATGTTAGTCGCACACAATGGTAATCGCTTTGATATTAAGAAAGTGACAGCCAGAGCAATACAGTTAGGCATTAAGCCTCACAAGCCAGTGAAGTTGATCGACACAATGTTGATTGCAAAAGCAGTTGGTATGTTCTCTTCAAATAAACTAGACTATCTAGCTCAAGTGTTGTGTGGAGAGAGTAAGGTTGATACTGGTGGATTTGATCTGTGGGCTAGATGCCTTGCTGGTGATGAAACAGCGTGGAGACACATGTTAGAGTACAATATTGGAGATGTGACTATCCTTGAGAATGTTTATGTGGCTCTCGCGCCATACGATAAGCGTTCACCAACGTTCGTCACGCATGTGGACACTGAGTACACTCGTTGTATAAGTCCTATCTGCGGCTCTAGTGATGTGTCAGAGACAGGTCATACAACTAAGACAGGCGTTAGTGAGTTTGTCGGGTATGTGTGTAATGACTGTGGTAAGCAGATGCGTGGACGTAAGAACATACGTTCTAAAGACCAAATGCAGACTACATTGGCTCACGTCCTGTAAAATAGTTCCAGAAACTTTGAGAAAAAGCTTTACTTAGGGTTTCTGGTCTGTATAATGCCCTTAAATTAATCAGAAGGAGGAATTATGAAATCAGGCAGTTTATTTGTGGTATTTTTGATACTGGCTTGTGTTGGTGGATATCTAGCAAACATCGTGAAGTTCGTAGATTGTGATTTTCAAGCCAATCCATCGACTAAGTGTGAGGTTGTACGAGGTATTGGTATACCTTTATGGCCGATGGGTATTATCACTGGATACATTAGTGAAGACACATTAGGTAAATAAAACTTGACAGTTTAACTGGGAATCGGTTAAACTGTTAGTACGGCACAATCTCCCACTCGTATCTGGGTTAATACATCGGCCTTTCACGTCGGTAAACAGAGTTCGAAGGTTCGAATCCTTCCGCCCCGACCAATTTTTACAATAATCCTTGGAGGGATATAATTATGACAGACGACGTAACAGAAAATGAAAATATTGTTGATGAAACTATTGACAATACATCAGAAACAGACAATAATGATCTTATGAACAGTGTAGCAGACTGCGTGTACTGTGAAGACTGATTGAACGACTTTTGTCATTGTGGTGCAACACCATAACTGGACACCAAATTGAAAGACGTGAAAAGTTTAATTAACAGCCTGTGGAGGGTATTATATGAGTGAAGTAAAGAAAGTAGTAACACAAGTAGATCGTTCAACCAAAGCTTTAACTAAAGTTGCTGGTGATGTACAGAAGATCGTTACAGACCTAGTTGGTCTAACTACGATTAGTGAAGGTCTTGCTGGTGATATTGAGCAAAAGACTTCTGAGTTAGGTGCTATTGAAGTGACTATTGCTGAGACTGAGCGTCAAGCAAAAGCTGACTTGAAGATTCGTATTGTTGAGAATGAAGATAATGTTGTAGCAAGCCTTATGCAGAAGCGTGGTTTAGCAACAATCAGCAAGACAGACTTGTCAGACTTAAGTCAAGAGTTAGTTGATGCACAAGAAGATAATACTGTTGCTATCGAAGCTGCTGTATCTCAAGCTGAGAAGAATGCTGCTGTAACAACTAACGCTATTAAGGCTAACTTGCAATCTGCACACGCTGTAGAAACTGCTGAGTTGAAAGCTAACAATGCAGCACTATCTAACAAGGTTGGTTACTTGGAAGAGTCTGTAGCAAGCTTGAAGCAAATGTTAGAAGCTGAACGTACCGCACGTGTTGAGATGTCTGCAAACCAATCGCAGCCAACAATCAATGTTAGTGGTGTGAAGTAGAGCGTATTAGGTTCGAGAACACCTCCTACACTCTAAGTAGGTCGTCAGTTACAGAGCTGGCTTAAAAAGATTCTCCGTATTTAGCTCGGTTGAAGCAGAGTGGGATTGCGCCTCTCTTACACAGAGGACTGAGGTAGTTTGATTCTACCACTGAGCACCAATGTTAGGAAGATTTGTTGATGTGACCCTATTAAGGCCAGCGTAAGGGAAAATCTGGCAAGCATGTGATTGGCTTAGCGGTTTCAGTTACCGAACAAAACCTACTTCTTATTGGTCGAGAAGGTCAGCAATAGTGGATCACAGGGTAATGGTTGCCGTTTCATGAGCGTATGCTTCCTGTGTCCACGATCAAATTTACGCTCGGATAGCAAAGCGGTAGTGCATCTGCTTGATAAGCGGAAGGTCGAATGTTCGAATCATGCTCCGAGTACCAAATTAATAATACAAAGAGGTATTACATGAGTTTTCTCAGAAGAGATTTAGATTTAGAGAAATCGGTAGAGCATACTCTATCGTGGAATAAGATCGCAATGGGTGGTGAGTTTGACTTCTCACAACAGCGTAAAGACTTGCAGCACAGACTCCTACTTGAAGAAGTCCAAGAGTTACGTGATGCGTTAGATGATAATGATAAGGTAGAGACAGTAGATGCTCTTTGTGATATACTATTTGTAGGTGTGTTCGCATGGTTTATTAATAGTGATATTAATGGTGGCACAATTGATATTGGCGGCATGGATCATGAGTTAGTAGATACAGGGTATACGTTAGAAGACTTATATACTCAAGTATATGCTCTTACATCTGATAAGAAGTATCGCACAGTCTGTGAGTTGATTATCCAGACAAGCGTGTTGTTCGACTTCGACCTTAAGAAGTCATATAACAATGTGGTAATAAGTAATTTCAGTAAGTTTCCAATCGTAGATGACTTCGAGTTGGTAGCTGACTTAGAATGGTTTGATATACACTCTAAGTATGACGGTGTTGTCGAAACTATTGTTGATGGACACTATGTGTTCAGGGCAGAAGATGGTCTTGGCAAGATCGTTAAGCCAAGGTGTTTTGTAGAGCCTTCATTGGCTCAATTTATTGGAGGATAGATATGGAAGGCAAACAGGCAAGAAAAAGACGTTTAGCGAAAGAGCATAACGAAGCTCATGAGGCTGGTGAATTGGAGACACTTCCAAAGGTGCTAGTAAAGGGTGCATTCCCTACAAGCTCAATGCTGCTACAAGCTAATAAGGTGTTTATGGCTAAGACTTCAGGCACTCAGTGCAAGAAAGGTGGTATAACTATTCGTAAGAACGCTTCTAAACGCTTAGGCAAGATTTTACGTGGTGAGGCTAACATGAACGCTCTGTTTATGGGTCGCATTAGATATGTTGGTGATAAATTAGGAGTTGCAGGTTAATGAGTGATTTTGATATTAATGGTGAGAGTCCAGAGAAGCGTAAGCAGATCAATGATGCAATCGACGAGATTGTAAAAGCAGAAGTTGCTAAGCGTGATAGCGCATCATACATTGCGGATATTAAAGACCGTATCTTAGAAGAAACTGGTATGCCTAAAGCACTCCTAGCCAAGTATGCTAAGCTGCGTGACATGCAAGAGAACAACCCTCAGAAGTATGCGGCAGAGAAGAACTGGTTCGATTCTTGTTTTGAAGAAAATGAGTTATTGGCTGGAAAATAAATATGACCAGATGTTGGAACTGTAAGTGGAAGTTACCAAGGTTCATGTTTAACAAGCTGCCTGAAGGCTGGTACTCTCGATCTGGTTACAATTATTCTTGCAGGGTATGTTCATTCAAATCCCCTGTAAGATATACCAGAGAGAAAAAGGAAGGGTCACCATTTGCTAGTTTAGAACCTTATACACCGACACTGCAAGAGAAGATAAAACGGTTATTCACATTGTAAGGATAATTATGACTAAGGTTTGTGTCAAGTGTGGTGAGGAAAGGCCTATTAAGAGCTTTCCACAGCAATCTAGGGACAGAACTAAGCGTAGAAATATCTGTGGTCAGTGTAATAATATCTTAGGTGATATTCCACCAGAGATGAAAGACAATTTGAAAGTTGGGTTGACAAAATCTAGAGATGAAGGTCTTTTAGATTTTTGGGTGATACCAACAAAAAGGAAAAAGACTATTGATTAATACCGCAGCAGATTTACCTGATGTTAAAACACCTTGGGGTGAGATAGGCTATATTACTCTGAAGCGAACTTACTGCAGAAAAACAGATGAAAACAACCCAAATTCTGAGACTGAAGAATTTCCAGATGTAGTGTCGAGAGTGATAAAAGCATCCAGAACTCAACTTAAGGTCGGATTCACTGAAGATGAAGAACAAGAATTGGCAAGACAACTGTTAGGCTTGAAAGGAAGTGTTGCTGGGAGATTCTGGTGGCAACTTGGAACAAAGACAGTAAACAAACTTGGGTTACCATCATTACAGAATTGTGCTTTCACAACTGTAGATGAACCTATCAGACCTTTTACATGGGCTATGGATATGCTTATGTTAGGTTGTGGAGTTGGCTTTAACATACAACGTGAGTATGTTCATCAGCTACCTAAGCTCCAAAGAAAGAAAATTAAGATTGTCCGTCAGGATGATGCTAGTGCAGACTTCATTGTACCAGATACACGTGAAGGTTGGACTAAACTGTTAGGTAAAGTCTTAAAGAGTTACTTTTACTCTGGAGAAGGCTTCACATATTCAACACAGCTTATACGTGGTGCTGGTGCTCCGATTAAATCATTCGGTGGTACGGCTTCTGGTGGTGAGATACTGGTTGAAGGTATAGACCTCATAATTGGGGTGTTAGACAAGAAGCGTGGTAAGCGACTACAGCCGATTGACTGTTTAGATATTATGAACATTATTGGTATGATTGTCGTTGCTGGTAATGTAAGACGTTCAGCTATGATCGCTTTAGGTGACTATGATGATATCGATTACTTACGTGCTAAACGCTGGGACTTAGGTGGAATACCTAACTGGAGGTCTAACAGTAACAACTCAGTGGTATGTGATGACGTATCAAAGCTTCCTGAAGAGTTTTGGGAAGGCTATAAAGGTAACGGTGAGCCATACGGACTTATCAACCTTGAAGCATCACGTAAGCAGGGTCGTGTTGGTGAATTTCAGTACCCTGACCCTGACGTTGAAGGATTCAATCCTTGTGCAGAACAACCATTAGTTAGTAAAGAGACTTGCTGCTTGGCAGAAGAATTTTTACCTAACATGACCTCTCTTGAAGAGATGTGGTTAGTAACGAAAAACCTATATCGCATCTGTAAGCATAGTTTGGCATTACATTGTCACAATGCAGACACAGAAGAGATTGTTCACAAGAACATGCGTATGGGGATTGGGATAACTGGTTATGCAATGGCTACTGAAGAACAACGTAGCTGGTTACCAGAGATATACAAGAGATTACGTGAATATGATGTTGAATATAGCGCGGAGCATGGTTGGCCGATAAGCATTAAGCTTACAACAGTCAAACCAAGCGGCACACTTAGCCTGTTAGCTGGAGTAACATCTGGTGGACACCCTGCGTTTAGTCCATATTTTATTCGTCGTATGCGGATTGCATCTGATAGTCCTCTTACAGAAGTTTGTAGAGCATCTGGTTATCCAATTGAGTACTTAAGAAACTTCGATGGAACAGAAGATCACAAAACAGTGGTTGTAGAGTTCCCATGCAAGACTCCAGAACATGCAACATTCGCAAAAGATGTCACAGCTGTTGATCAGTTGAATACAGTCAAACGACTACAGACTGAATGGTCTGATAATGCTGTCTCAGTTACAGTGTACTACAGAGTCGAAGAACTGGAAGACATAAAAGAGTGGTTAGCTGAGAACTATACTGAATGTGTTAAGTCAGTAAGTTTCTTACTCCATAAGGATCATGGTTTCGACCAAGCACCAATGGAAGCTATTAACGATATTGGTTACCTAACTCGTATCGCTAACACTAAACCAATTACTTCGGTTACTTTTGACGAAGATGATATTTCAGCAGATCAAATCGGATGCGAGTCTGGTATCTGTCCAATTAAATAGGTGAGATTATGAGAAAGATATACGGTGCTGTTAGATTGACACAAGCAATCATTGATGCACATAAAGAAGGTAGACCTCTAAACCCAAATGGCGTAAGAGGCTCTACAGCAATATTTACATACGAAGAAGTTGATACTAAATGGCAACGTCCTAGTTTAGCCTTTGGTCACACTATTCGTGTCACATCAACAGGTGACTTCGTTCACGCAGTGAATACAGCGTTAGATGAAGGCAGAGAAGTAAAACCTTCGACAGCTAGAGCCATGGGTTCTAGGCTTATGGTGAGTATAGTTCCTGTTGACTATGTTGCTGGTGAGAAGACAGCCCCTATTTCTGATTACGTTGCTCCAGAAGACGAATATGAAGACAAGGTGGAGAATGTTGATGTAGAGAAAGAGCCACACAAGGTAGAACAGTTAGGAGAGCTTAATGAACCCGAGACCGAAGTACCAGTACAGGACGAAACCGTTAGTACTGACGACAAAGTGGAAGATGGAGAACCAAAAGGAGATTCAGGAGAACTTTCCGATAAGGTTGAGAATGTTGGCGTTGAAGCAAGCGAAGGCGGAGAAGCAGCAGCTTCCGAGCAGAGCGAAGTTCAGACTCCAGCTGAGACTCAAGAACTTCCTGACACTCCAGCAGAGAAATCCGATGACACTGGACAGATCGATAGGGATAATGAGGAATCTACTGTAGATTGGGGTAAGGCCGAGTCTTTCTTAAAAACAGCAAAAAATAAACGTGAAGCAAAGAATCAACTTGCCGAATACGCTAAAACATTTAGTGTTAAGCTAGATAAGGGAGAGAAGTTCGAGAACATGATTCTTGCTTGGAAAGGAGAGCTTAGTGATTAAAGTAAAGGTTATGGTCGAGTATGAACTTGACCTTCCTATCACACATAAAGACGCAAAGACAGTCTATCCAGATGCTGAGTATCCGATAGACTGTCATGCTCTTGATTATATCTCTGAGAATAGCTTAACAGAGCTTGTTAAGAGTTCTAAGCCTAGCGTTAGTGGAGTTTCCATACGTGATCAAATATTTTAAAATCTATGAGCTAGTACCACAGCCTATCTACGATAAACGTGGAGAGAAAGCATGGCAACTATTAGATTATAGAGCACTTAAGACGTTAGAGTGGCTTAGAGAGTCACTTGGGCAGTGTACAGTCAACAACTGGTATTGGGATGGACAATATAGTCAATCTGGATTCAGGACTGAGGAAGCCTACATAAGAGACAGTGCATATCTTAAAAGCTTAAGCCAACATAAGTATGGTAGAGCATTTGATTGCAAGTTTAAAGATTACACCGCTGAAGAAGCTCGTCAGTGGATACTAGAAGAATGGGAAAACTCTGGATTCGATTGGCCTATAACACTTGAAGAAGATGTTAGTTGGCTACACTTCGATGTTAGGAACAGACCTGAAAATAAAGTTTACACATTTAAACCTTAACCCTTGGAGGGAATTATGACAGAAGAAAAACGGTACTCAATTGAAGAACGTGAGGGTGATAATCCAGCGCGTGTAGTGCTCAGCAGTGAGGGTGATGCGATGTTCTCATTACCAGCATCATTTGATGATAGTCAAGTGGATGTAGTATTCAATCTCTGCGAACAGTACTTCCAATCTGGTCGACAGTTTGGTATACAGAAAATGCAAGAGGATTTCCACACTCTCATTGGTCTTAAGCTTGTTGACCCAAAAGAGTTGAAAGAATCTGAAGAATAATCCTTGACAACCACTAAAAACCCTGTATAGTTCTCTATATAGGGTTTTTTTACGTCTGGAGGAAAGTACATGTGTGAGAGAGAGTCAGAAACTAAAAGGTTTGTCAAGTTCCTTGGTGCATCAATAGCCATGGTAGCATTTGTTACATTGGTTTATATTGCTAAGGATTCACAAACAGCAGTCTATCCAATAGTGACCTTCAAGTATGAAGCATTGGATGACTATTATTTAGAATGTAGGTCTTTACATGGCGGCACAGGTGATGTTATAATTTATAGTAACAAGACAACAAAATTATTGTGTGCAGATGGTCATGAAGCAGGTGAACATGCACACCCAACTCAAAAGGGGAATGAATTACTATGAAGAAAATTTGGATTTATGTGGCTATGGCTGCACTACTCGCAACTGGAACGGGTTGTACTCCACCAGTGTACACTTATGTACCAAATAGACCTGATATCGTTGAGATAGGAGATTCAAACTGTACTCCAGTGCAAATGGCTTTTGGAGAACTACCTTGGGTTATTGCTGGCATCGCTGGTGACTGTAAGAGAGGTCGTAAACTGATTAATGTGAGGTCACTACCAAATAAGACTGTCATATTCCTTGCTCTTGGAGTTAATGATGCTTGGAAGGGTGTTGACCCAACAGTGTACGGAGAACACCTCACAATGCTTCTAGGGACGACTAACGCAGACGTATATTGCGTACTACCAGTCGTCAAAGAAGATCGAACAGCGGTGCGTGTAGACGATCACAGACAGGAGATGTTAAACAGATGTACGAATGTCATAGACCCATACGAATTGGGTGTCACAGTTAATCGTAGGGATGGCATACATTGGGATGTCCAAGATGAAAGACTTCTTGGATATGAATTTAAACGAATATTGGAGATGTACCCTTTATGAATGATGAAAAATTAATTATGTTCAGCTTCCAACACTTTCAGTTCGCTGGAATCCATGCTGGAATACAATCGGGACATTGTTGGATGGATATGGCTACAACATTCCGTCAGAAATATCAGCAGTCAAGCAAAGGACGTAATGCTAAGGTAGATATGTTCTGGAAATGGGCAAGCTCAGATAAGGTGGTAAACATCCGTAATGGTGGTGACCAGACAGGCCTTATCGACATCGTGAAGCTATTACAACGTGACGATAACCCTTTCCCTTGGGAACAATGGAGAGAAGATAATAGTTGCAATGAAGTAATGACAGCTGTTAGTATAGTTGTTCCTGAGCATGTGTTTGCATTTGAAGAGTATGAATACCGCTGGGTGCAACATAATTTTGGTCACACTTGGGGTGAAGTCCAAATGAGAATTAAAAACGAAAACACATTGACAGACTTTGAGTATGAGTTATACTTACTAATCAAAAGAACGCGCCACGCGCAATAGGAGAAGATTAATTATGAGTCAGTTAGTAGCAGAAATAACAATAGGTGTATCGGCTTCAGGTAAAAGCACATACGCACGTGAGATGTGTCAAAATCATGGCTATGTCGCACTTGACCGTGATGACCTACGCTTCTCATTACGTAAAGCAGGTAATTGGGGTGAATATCAATTCGACAAGAAAATTGAGACTATTATAACAACAGCTCATGTAGCTATTGCGAAAGAGTCTTTCCATAAGAAGTTGAATCTAGTTATTGCTGAGACTAGCTTGTCACCTAAGTCACGAAACAAGTGGAAAAAGATTCTTAATGATATCGGGTATAAAGTTGTGTTCAAGGAGTTCCATATAAGCCTTGAGGATGCGATCTACCGTGATGCAGAGCGTCAGTATGCTGTAGGTGAGAAAGTCCTACGTGATCAATACAAGCGTTGGAATGAATATTTAAGTGAACGGTATATAGAGACCAATAAAAGCTTGCTGTCTTTAGAATTCTTGGATACACTACCTACACCAAGGGTGCTTGCTTACTTTAAGAAGTATAGGGATGCAGGTCGTAGCAGGAGTTTCGAGTGTGACAACGCTTCAGATCAAGCTTTAGCAAATTATTATGACAGTATTCGAGAGTTACTGGCAACAAGAGAACATGTGGAGGAATTAATACCCGCTCATCAACAAAGAAGAGTCTGATACATTGGTTGATAATAAGCTTGAGCCTAAAGATATCGGTAGAGCTGTCAGCAATAAAGCTCGTACATGGTTCATCAACAGATTGAAGGAGTTTTAAATGGAAATC